AGCTAGACCTGATATTCTATCCACACATAGCCGCTACCGCCGGCTGCACCAGTACCGCCAGCTGTACCGCCAGCACCAACCGTAACGGTAATGCTTGCTGCTGGCGTAACTGCGCCACCTGCCACCACGTATGCACCATTGCCAGCAATGGTGGCAAAGTTTTGGTCATTGGTGTTCAACGCTCCCTGGTGGTAGGCGCCTTGACCGCTGTTGGCTACACCAGCAACGGAGTTGTCACCGCTGTTTGTGCCATCACCGCCACCATTGCCGCCTGTTGCGGTAATTGTGCCACCAGCAAATGCCACGCTTGAATTACCGCCCGCGCCGCCAGCCGTGCGACCTGCGCCACCGCCACCCCCGCGAATATGGGCAATAGCGTACGTAACGCCAGCTGGCACAGTCCACGTACCGCTAGCAGTAAAAGCAGCTACGTTAGTCACGCTTGAAATACTAACCCAAGAGGTGCCGTTATATACGTAAATTTTGCCGTCAGACTCAAGGTAACTAAGTTGGCCCTGCGCCAAAACTTTTTCGCCGCTACCCCCAAACGCATTAGTACGCGCCGTGCTATCAGCAAAAACGGGTACGCCCGTATTTATTTGGTTAACCTGCGCTGCGGTTAAAACCTGCGACGCAACAAAGGTAGGTACTGAGGTCTGTGCATTAGCGCCCATATTGCCTAGCCTAGCCTAAAACGTAAATATCATCTAGCAAACTGCTATCCAAAACAAACAATTCCACAATGGTTACGTCACTGGTATAAAACCTGACCGTATGCCCGGCAGCAAAATCTATAACGGCCTCAATACCCTCAATAGCTACCTCTTCCGTAATTGTGCCTACCCCGGTTATTTGCTTGCTTACCTCAAGGGTGGTACCTATGTCAGCTTGGGCGGCTTGGTCACGCTCAAGGTTGGTTAGCAAAGCAAAGTTGGTTTGCACTGACGTAAAACGCGGTTCAGGGGTGCCAACTATTAGATAGGCGGCTGCAGCGTCAATTTCGCCCTGCTGGTGCAAAAGGCTGTTGGTAATGTCCGTAGCCTGCACAAAATAGGTGGCTTGGCTGCTTAAATCGTTTTCGGTAGCGGTTTTGTCATCTAAGGCCGTGACGGTTGCTCGGTTCACTACGAGGGTAGCGTCAAAAGCTATTTGCAGGTCATTGTATTTAGTGCCTAAACCGTCATCAGCAAAACTAATTACCGGGGCTGAAAGTGTATTACCTATGCGAGGCTGAAACGTAAAAACGCCGTCACGGGCCATAAATACGCGCCCAAACTCTGCCGTTTGGTTAATTTGCTGAATATAACCCAATGCGTTTGTAGCTGCGGGAATTGTATAAGCCGCGTCATGCCCCAAGTTGACTGTGCCTATATTGACGTTGCGCTCAGCACCTGGGAAGAGGTCAACCTCTGGCAAATCTAAAATAGTTTCAATGCGCTCACCTGACGTTTCAGGGCTGACGTTGAGCTCATCTATAGAAGCCTGCGACAGTTGGTAAAAGCCGTCAGCGCAATTCAAAATAACTAAATTATCGCCGCCCATATCAAACTGGTACGTAAAATCAACAATTACGCCCTTAAACAAATACTCACCTTCACGCGATAACTGCACTTTGCGTAGCGGGGCGATACCTGGCTGATTATTGGCTGGGTCATAATACGGGCTGCCGGGGTCATAAGGTGACAATGCGCCGCCTGCTAGCTCATCATCTAAAACCACTTGCATAGTGCCAGCCGTAAATTGGTCACTGGTTCGCTGCCTACCGCGCCGGTAACTAATGGTTTTAACAAAATTGGTTACGTCAGCAAACTGCGTATTAGGGCCCAACGTAAACTCAGTGTTATTTAGCAAACCTTTTAGGCTGTCATCTAACGTAAAACTATTTACGTCAAAACCCGTATCTACCTCAAATAGGTAGTTACCGCTTTGAACTACGGGCGTAGCCATTATGCAATTTGAAGGTCTAGCGGGCCGCTACGGCGGTTGAGCTCTTTAAGCGCGTCTAGCACTACGTCACCTGAGCGTTTAGCGTCAAGGCTTTGCGCGTTAATTGTGTAATTGTTGACCACCCCAGCCTTTGTGCCCAATGCGCCTGCCGTTTCAGCAAATAAAGCGCCAGCGCCTTTAATGTCAGCGGGCCGTTTAGCGCCCGCAATACGGGCATTAGCCGCCGCAATAGCCTCCTCAACGCCCTTAAGGTACGCCGTACCGTTATCCACGCCCGCCTTATAAAACTTGTTAGCGGCAGCAAGCCCAATACGCTCAGCAATGGCTTCAACCTCAGCTACCAACGTATTTGCCTTGAGTACGCCGTCAGCAGCACCCAAAAGCTGTTTAGCAATTTCGGTTCCGCTTTCTACGCCAGCAGAGAGCACTTGGTCTAATGCTTCTTTGCTGATACCGGCAGCCAAAAGCTTTTCAGTTAGTACGCCAAACTCTTTGGCTTTGTCAGCTTGCTTTTGCAGCTCAGTAAAGAAACTGCTGCCGCCCTCTTCAGCGCTGGCTTTAAAAGCGTCAGCGAAATTCAGCGTTTCACGTATCACTTCACCCACAGACCCGGCGAAACTGTCAAACGCTTCTTGAGCTGTAGCTAGGTTTTCTTCAGCGCCTTTAAGCGCTTCAGCCATTTCTTTTTCAAGCGCTGAAGCAGCCTCTTTAGTTTTTTCAGCAAGCTTTTTAGCTTTCTCTGCCAGCTTGTCCAAGCCGCTACCTGCGCCAGTACCGTCACCTTCACCTTCACCGCTGCCCGCAAGCTTTCGGTTTTTGGCTTCTAGCCGGTCTAGCGCGTCAGCTACCGGGTTTATTTTGTTTTTTATAGCGTCAGCTTTAGGCCCTAAAACGTCTAGGCGGCCTAGCAACCCGTCAAAATAGTTAAGAGTGTCATTCTTAAGTTTGTCCGTAATGACAGCGCCACCAGCTGCCGCCAACGCTGAAGCAAACGCCGGCAAACCAGCTTTGCCACGCGAGGCCAACGCTTGAGCTGCACCAATAAGGGTTTGAATACCGGCATAGCTCAACGCAATAGCTTTAATAAATTCAAACACTGCCTCAGTACCTGCGCGCATTGCCTTAATAGCAGCGGGCGCAAAATCGCCCATAGAAGCCACTGCAATTTCAAAAGACCCGGCAACGCCATTGCCACCTTTTAGCGCTTCTATAAATACCTTAAGCGCTGGGATTATGTGGTCATTGACGTAAGTAACAAAACGCTGCAAATACGGCAATACCAGTAGCCCTACTTCTTCTACAATTTTGCCAAACGATATTTGCAGTTTTGCTAACTGGCCTTGAAAAGTATCGGCAGCGTCAGCAGCAGCACCCCCAAATTGTTTGTTCAGCAAAGCCTGCACTGCCTCATAATCTTTAGTTTTTTTAACGTTGTCAGGTATCTGAATACCTAACTTTTCTAAGGCAGCAAACTCACCCCCATACGCTTTACGCAAAGCCTCACTAACACTGCTGAGGTCTTTGCCAGACCCTACGCTTACGTCAGTGGCGATTTTTAACAGTTCTTGAGCTTTGGTTACGTCTTGAGTTGACCGGGTAAGCAAAGCCAAATTGCTAGACAGCTCACCGCCGCTGATAGTGCTTTCAAGCTCTAGCGCGTCAACAAAATTTATGGTTTGCGTTATCGCGGCTTCAGTAGCCCCGGTAGTACGGCGCAACTGGTCTGCTAGCAGCTTGTCCTCACGCTGAGCTTCAGCAGCGGCCCCAGCAGCTTTAAACAGCGTGACCCCTAAACCGGTCATAGCGCCAGCAGCAGCTATAGCGCCAGGTACTACAGCCTTATTAAAAACGAAAGCGGCTTTACCGGCAACGCCTTCAATTTGGCGAAATTCTTTAATTGCGCGCTCTACCCCCTTGCCTACAAATTCCGTAACAATAGGGATAATTACAGCCATGCAACCACTTTAGCCCTGTTCGCGTTTGCGTTTTAGATATTTACTAAGTTCAATTCTTGCGCTGGCCTCAGCCATAACTTGCTTTGTTAAAATTTCTACTTGCTTTTCTACCTCTGCTCTGTTTGCTTCATAAGCAGGCCACAAAACGCGAGAAGGCTTACCGTAACGGTATTCAAGTACCTTAATCATATTTTCGCCCTGTTTACTGCTGCCGCCGTGCTTACGGCCTGCAACGCTAAAAACAGTATTAACCATGCCAGCAAATTTCACTACAAACACTGCCGCATTTTGCATTTGCCCGGCATACTCACGCGGCTTTTTACCGCTCACCTGGCTTTTAATAAACTTGCCAGCTGTTGACCCAGACCAGCCGCTAGCCGGCAGCATTTGAAAACCGCTAGGGGTTTTCCAACCTTTAGCCCAACCACTCATAGGTGGTTTGGTAGGCAAATTCTCTTTAGCAGCAGCTACTACTGGCGCAGTAATCTTTTGAAAATCTTTAGTTACTTGCCGCCTAAATTGCGGATTTAATTTGTTGACCTCGCGCAAAGCGTCTTTCAGCCCGACAACTTCCATACTGCCGCTAAAACTCATTGGCGTTTATTCCGCTCTTCACTCACTTTTATAACGGTAGCCAAATCGCGGGTATCAAACGTTTCAGCGTAAAAAGGGGGTGCCCAACCAGTGAGCAGCAATAGCTCAGCTAATTGCCGGCGGTAGCCGCCCCGCCCGTAGGGTGGCTTTCTTCACTGTCAACTACCTCAAGCTCATCTAGCTTTTCAACCCACGTATCAAACGTATCTTTAAGGCCTTGCGCCTGCAAAGTAACCCACGCCATGTAAGCAAGGTCCTCTACGGCAAAGCCGGCAGCCAAATCACCTGCACGGCGCTTGTAATGCCTCTCCCATTTAATAATGGTAGCTAAAGACGTTTCTACCAGCTCTTCATACTTCTTGCCGGCTGAAACGGTAGTTACTTTAATTGTTAGCTTCACGCTGCTCTTCTTTCTAGTTAGTTATCAGGGCGCGGTTTGCTCTGAGTAGGTGCCACCCGTCAGGGTAATCTGAACCTCTGACAAGGTACCCAGCTCAGCATTAACCACGTCAAAAGCCTCAAAGTAGGCCCCAGTCAGTTTCAAAACTGGTGCCGTTGCTGAGGGTGCAGCCGCAACCGGCGCAACTTCAAAATAAACCGTGCCACCTACAAGCGCATTAAGCGTGGCGTACGTTTCGGTTGCGCCGTAGCTCATCAAAAACGTTGCCGTAACCTGATTATTGTAAAGGCCGCCGGTATAGCTGCGCGAGGTTGAACCAAACGCGGTAGCGTCAAGGCTTTCACGGCTGCGCGTAAAAACTACGCTCTTGCACTGGTCTTTCAGGTCAACGGTTGAAGCTGACGTAGCACCAATTTTTACGGTATCCGGGTTAGCAAAATACGTGGTAGTTGCCATGAGGGTTTAGTCCTTCCGTTTCTTATTAGACAATTTAGCAGGTTCATTGGCGGTCTGTGTGCTGATTTGTAGCAAACCGGCAACGGACAAAAAAGCTAAATCACGCTCAGTTAAACCAAAATCGCCTACGCCAACGGTTGCGCCTGCTGGTACATCTTGCCGCCATTGCTTGAGAACTACAAACGTCATGGGGCTATCTTAGTGCTTATCGTGAGGTCATAAGAGCTAAAGTCCTGGGCCCCTACTGTGGTCACTGTTGGCCTGCCGTCTTTCAAACCTATTTTGGCTGCACGTATGAGGTCTGCTTGGTCTAAAAGGTTTTTGAGGGCTGTGTAATTGCCGGGACCTAGCCCAATGAGCTTTACGTTAAATTGCAGCTCAGCAATAACGTTGCTTTGCATAACAAACGTGGGCGCTTCTACCAATACGCAAGGCGGGTTAATGTTGCGCGGGTCATCAAATACCCGCAAGCCTGTAATGGTTTGCAGCTTATCTACCAGCTGGTCATAGCCGTCTAAAAGTACGCCCATTACGCCACCGCTGGCTTATTCACGCCCAATAGCCGCATAATTTCGCCCATGCTTGACCCCACCGGGGCAGCTGTAGCCATTTGCTCATAACTGGCGAACTGGTCAATGCTTGAGCGGCTTTTATACGTTTGCCCGGCATAAATCATGGTGCCTAGCCGTACGTCTTGGCTGGGTACCGTGCTGAGGGAACTGTCAAAATAGCCGGCTTCACGTCGCTTACGGTACGCATAAGCGTTGGCTGCGCCTACGCAAATTGTGGCGTAGTCATAGTCACTGCTGGGGTTGGCAATGGTGAACCCTAAATAATCCTCAAGGTCTGCAATGGTTATCCACGTGCAGCTACTAAGCACAGTAAAGGTAACTGTGCCGGTAGCGGCTACGCGGTCAACGTTTGAGGCCGTGACCTTGAAAAGCAGCTGGTTAGGTATGAGCTTTGCCGGGTCAAAATTTAAATCGCCCTGCTGGTTGGTGCCAGTAAACAAATACTGCGGCAATGCGTATGCAACCTGCGCGCCGTCATAAGGCGCGCCCATGCCTGAAACGGTAAAGGTTTGCCCTACCGTAATTTCATTGGGTTGCAGGGTAGCAATTACCGCGTAATTGTCTAGTACCTGTTTGTGGGTAACTGTGTAGGTAGCCATTTAATATGGCCCTGCCTAATCAGACCCAGATAATTTTTTGCAGCAGTGAAGCCTTAGCCACAAAGGTTGCAAGGTAGCCGTAATAGCTGAAGGTACGCCCAATGAGGTTGGGGTCCTCAACGCTCATAATGCCGCGCACGTTTTCGTACACTTCCATTGCTGGGGCGTGGAATACCACCATTGTCTTTGCTGCCACATTGCTATCAACAATGACCTGCAAGCCAAGCGGGTTGGTGCTGGTCCAGTTGGTGACGTTGCCAGCGCCAAGCGTATTCATGCCAAGCAGACCGGGCGCGCCGATAGCTGGGAATACTGGACGCTTGTCTTGGTCAACCAATGAGCCAACTTTGGCCCAGGTATCCACGCCCATTACCAAATGGGTTGGGAAGAGGTTGGTGCCGTTTGAAATGTCGCGGGCTGCGCCGTACATAAAGAGGATAAAATCCTCTGGGGTCTTATCCCACGTGCCCAAAAGCGTTGAGCCGCTTACGCAAGCGTCAACGGCGATATCGTCAGTCTTGAGCAGGTACTGGCCTGCCAAATCCTGCAAAATCACTTGCATTGCTGCAGGGTCCGTGAAATCCATATCCTGCGCCGAAATAAAGATTTGACCAGCGACAGTGGTACGGGTAACCGTATTGCTTGCAATGGTCATGGTCTGCGAGGCTGCCGCTTGGCCTTCAGTCTGCACCCCAGTAGTTGTGTGCTGGCTAATTGTTGGGCGAATAAAGCTCTTGCCTTGTCCGTTTGGCATTGCACGTGCACCAACTGCGCTGATAAATGGGCGCAGGTAGTTGATGTCTTGGAACACTGGCCCAAGTACCGGGGTTGGCAGCAAGCCGGGCGTATCAGTGGTCAAGTTTTGTGCAGCTTCAATAGCCGTAGCTTTCTTGCTCACGTTTTGCTTGTAGGCAGCGTTGACGTTTGCCCACTGCTCACCGCCAGCGTGGAAGGCAGCAAGGTACTCACCAGCTGAAGGCATTGGGAATTCGCGCTCACGCTTTTCAGCTGCCCAAATTGGCGCGGTTGGCGCTGGGGCTGGTGCTTCAGTTACTTCGGCAGTTGGGGTTACGTCGCTCATGGGTTTTTTATCCTTTGTGGTTGGCTCAGTCGCTGCTACCTGAGTTATTTTTGCTTCTTGAAATGCGCCTAGCGCTACCAATGATAGTTCAACCATGCGCGCCTTTTCAACAACTAAAACGCCTTCATCATCATAGGCAGCCGTAATAGGTTCAGCGCCTACGCTTACCGCGTCTAGCGCGCCGTCTTTTGCCAGCTCTAGGGCCTCATCAGCTTTAGCGGTTTTGCTCAATTTAGCCACAAAATACAAGCCGTTTTCGTCCTCAGTACGCTCAGTAACTACCCCTACCATTTGGGTTAGGTCATGGTTCAAAACCAGTTTGGGGTTAGCGCCGTCAACCGGCAAAGACCCTGGCAAAAACTTTACTTTTTCGCCTGAGCTGACCGTTGCAACCACGTTGTAAGGCGCGGCAAGGCCCATAATCTCGCGTTTGCCTTCACCCTCAGCAGCAGTAATAACAATGGGGGTGGCTTCAAATTTCAGCATGGTAGTTAATCCCTTTCACGCTCAATAGTAGTAGCAGGTGAGGACGGCGAAGCAGCGTTATCACTATCCCCACCTGCCAAATCATTTTCATAGAGGTAAGTGCTTACGTCTAGTTCTACGTATCGGCCTCGCGGCAAAACGTTATTCATACTCAACGTTTGCTCAATGCACTCAATATACGGTTTTGAACCGTACAAATAGAGCAGTTTGTTACTTTCTGCGCTGTTTTGATAATTCATGCCGCCGCCAGTTGGTGCACCTACTAAAAATGGTGGGATATTTGCAAGGCGCGCCATTTCAAGGCTTTGAAACGTACGCGCGTCAGTGAGCTGCAAATCATCAGGGTTAGCAGTGTTAGGCACATATTCAACAAACTCATTTAGTGCAGCTATGGTTTGCTCTTCACGTGCAGCAGCAAAACTTGCAGCCATATCAGCCAATTCTTGCGAGGTCATAGGCTCACCGCCGGTTTGTTTAAGGTAGCCCGCCGGTATGGTTTGCGAGGCAAAACGCTCAGCCGCATTTTGCAAACGGTTAGCAGTGTTAATAGCTCTTACGCCGGTATAAACCAAACCCTGAATAGGGCTAAGAAATTGCACTACGTCATTTGGGTTTAGTTCTACGCCTTGAAAATAAATTTGCTTTGAAGGCCCGAACCATTGCCCGGTACTTTGGTCAAGTGTGTTTACGTCACCGGCAGGTATCCAAGTAAATTTTGAGGGGAAGCCGTTGCCCAAACGCTCAGTAATTACCCAAAAGGCGCGGCCCTGCATAATTAAATCCTCTGTAGTCCAGCTGAGGATAAAGTTGCGGGTTACGTTGGGGTCAGGTTGCTGCATCCATACGTCAGGCGGGATATAAATACGCTCTAGCTCTTCGCCGTCCCATTGTAGTGAATACTGCTTGAAAGTGAGGCAGCCAACCATTGAGCAAATCAGGTCACGTGCCCGGCTAATAGTTGGCACTTGCATTGCCGCGTCACGCGGCAGGTTTTGTGTGTAATAAACAAAGTTGCCAATGACGTTTTGGCTGTACGGGTACCGGGTGGCGGCTGCAGCGCCTTTAATTGCCGGTTCGCTTATCGCGTCTTTTTTAAATAAACCCATGCCAACTATCTTAGGCAGTACGTCTAGGGGCTGTGGTAACTATCATTGGTTTAGCTGTTGCACGTTGACCAATAGCAAAACCGACAGCCGCAACTAGACAGCGGGCAAGCTCAATAGGGCCGTTAGAGCGTTGCGAACTTAACGCAATACTGCCGGCGGTACGTGCTGCAACGGCGCGGCCTACGTGCTCAGCCAGCATTTTTGAGCCGTCATGCTCAATACGGCCCTCAATAATCATTTGGCGTACAGCTGCCGTATAGCGGGTGACCTCTTGGTAGCCCCATATGACGCGCCGCCGTTTTAGGTGCAGCGGGCAATTTACGTCAAGGGTTGGGGTTACGGCAATAATTAGTTTTGGGTCTTTTGCAGCTTCTTCTAGCAGTTGCCACGTTTGGCTCATTGTGTCCGCAATAAATTCAACGGTTGCACACAGTTCACCGCCAGCAGTTTTGTTTACCCTGACGGCGCAATAACGCCCGTTATCTACGGACACTTCTACCGCTAATACGCCACCGGGCAACGGCCACGTGCCTTTAGCGTTGGCGGCCCACTGCCCAGGTGCTAGCCAGCCAACGTCACTTTGCACCCATAAATTGCAGCTACTTCTTAAGAAGGCGGCACGGTTTGGGCTCATGCTTTCAGCTATTAACGTTTCTTCGCTGATAGTGGTACCTAGTGCCGGGTTTGCCATACGCCATGCTTCAGGGGTCATAGGGTCTAGGGCTGGGTCTGGGCTGAATTCAGCGAAATAAATACCAGTGTCTATGCCTTCATCTATGCCGCGTAGCCCTTGCTCTCG